AGTCTTTGATTTGTGTATTTCCTTTAAAATATCCTTGTTGTTTAGATAATTTACACGTTTATTCATATTTTCTCCGATTGTTTGTTATATTATAAACTACTCTGTTAATAAAGTCAACTAAATAATGTATATAGGAGACAAATAATATGCCAGAACCAGATTTAACCGCATTTGGCGGCGCAGGCCCAACAATTAAGAGTGGTACTAAAGCCCCAGGACAAAATCCATTAACTAATGCACCTGATTTTGTTTCAGATATCGTTAAAGGTGCTAAAGACATCGGCCAAGATATATTTGATGGTATTTCAGGAGGCGCAGAAGATCTTGTAAGTGGATTACGTGGTAAGAATTTACCAAATAAAAATAAGAATAATTTCGAAGCAAAAGCCCCAGCATCATTCGCAGTAGAAGTCGAAGACAAAGACTGGCGTGTTAAACTGTCAGTGCCAAAATCATTAGACCAAAACGTATCAGGCTTGCTTAGTCCGTTGTTTTCAAAATATGAAGGACATATGGTTTTTCCGTATACTCCGTCAATCATCGTAAGCCATTCAGCCGCATATAATACAGTTTCCCCTATACATAATAATTATCCGTTCTTTGCATATCAGAACTCACAAGTGGACGCATTGACTATAGTAGGACAATTTTATTGTCAAGATAGTTTAGATGCACAGTACTGGACAGCATGTTTACATTACCTAAGAGCTATGACCAAAATGGACTATGGTACGGATGGAACAGGTGCACCACCACCTATTGCAAAATTAAATGGTTATGGAGATTACGTTTTTAATAATGTTCCGGTAATTATTCAAAACTTTACAGTTGATATGCCTAACGAAGTTGATTATATTGCTTGCAAATTTTCTCCGGGTGCGATTAATCCTATGGATTTCGGCGGCGGCCCTACTAAGTTTGGTTGGGCACCTTCAGAATCACAGTTTAGTATTACAGTACAACCAATTTACAGTAGAGATAAACAAACCAACTTTAGTTATAGAAACTTTGTTAATGGAAGTGATTTAGGAAAAGGATATATTTAATGAGTTCAAGCCCATACGGAAAAACATCAATTGGCAATTCAGGAACCTTAGACGTTTTAACTATCAGACCAGTGCCAGCATACGCTGATGATCCGCTATATACTGTTGAGCCTCAGTATCTACACAGACCAGATTTACTTGCGTATGATATGTATGGCGATAACAGGCTTTGGTGGATATTTACTCAAAGGAATTTAGACGTACTTGAAGATCCTATTTACGATTTAGTTCCAGGAATACAAATTTTCTTACCAAGTCCAGAGCGTGTTCTAGAAACACTAGGAGAGTAACTTGCCAAGAGATCCATACGGTGAATCAGACGTAGCTAGAAAGTTTAATCAGAAAAAACCTAAACCTCAAGAAGGCGATCCTAAAGTAGCCGCGGCCTATATGCGTAAATTTGGTATGGGCAATCTTGCTGATTTTTACGAAGAGCAAGGAGGTCAAGCAGAAAAGGGGCAAGTTCCATCTATGTTCGGCGGCATGATGGATAACAAAGGCAACCTTACAGGAATCAAACCTCCTGCAGGATTTGGCAATTTAGGCTCAATGATGAACAATATAGCTATTCAATCAGCAGAAGGTAAAGCCCAAGTACAAAAGCAATCAAAACCTAAAAACAATGCAACTGTTGGAAACGCTACTAACCCATATGAATATCCTCAAGCACAAAACTATGGGTCACGAACTGGCCCGGCCGGCGGACCTACTGCACAAGATTTTATTAATGCCGCACCTGAAGCAATGAGGGTTGATCCTGATGAACAACCAGATAACAGTGCTTTACCTCTAGCAAATGAATTAGAACTATTCGCAACTTACAGTAATATTTTTAGCTTCGGTTGTTTGTCACCTGATGAAGTAAATTATCCTGATGACACTTATATAAAAAATGGATTAAAAGACGGACAATTAGTTTTTAGATCAGGAAAAGGACTTACAGCTCCTAGGAAGCCAAGAACAGCCGCTGAAGTAAGATACAATATTGATACACAATATTTTATTAATAATGTAGAAATTGATACATGGATTGCTCCTAACAAAAAAAGTAGACAAACTAATTTCCATCAAATTAAATTCGAAGTTAGAGAACCATATAGTATGGGAATGTTATTACAAACAATGCAACTTGCCGCGGACAATGGCGGGTATAAAAATTATTTAGAAGCACCCTGGCTTTTAGAGATGATGTTTATTGGTTGGAAGGATATAGAAAAATCAAACCCTTCAGCACCAATTACAAGAAGATTATTACCGCTAAAAATTGTAACTGTAGAATTTAATGTAGATGCTGAAGGAGCAGTTTACCAGTTCTTATGTAGTGCATTTAATGATGAAGCGTTTGCTGATAATGCTCAAAGCATACCAACTGACATTCAGGTTTCTGGTAGAACACTAGAAGAAATTTGTCAATCAGGCATTAATAGTATAGCAACTCATGTCAATACTCATAAGATTAAATCACAACTTAAAGACGACAAAGGTAAAACTATTAGTCTTAAAGAGGCTGGGAAAATTGAAGTAGATGAATACATTATTGCATTCCCCTCAAAAAGAGCAAGCAAAGATCAAGCCGCACTTTATAGAAGTAATAAAGAAGGAAGAGATACAGCAACTACAGGCGAATTACAATACAAAACATTTTCAGACAAAGAAACATTAGAGATTGTTGAATCAGGCGATGTATCATTATCAACTCTATTTAATGATGCAAAAAGAGAGTATGCAACGGAATTTGCTCGAAGAAAACTAATTGAAGGTCGATTAGGATTTAGTGTTAAGCGAGGAAATTTAAGTGAGTCTATCAAAACAGTTATTACTGACAAAAGTATGGGTATTAATCCGATTGGATTATCTGATATAGCACCTGAAGAACCTACAGGAGCAGGGCACCCTGATTTTGGAAAGCCGACCTTTAGTTATGATACAAAATCTGAGACTTTTAAACGAGGCGCTATAGCAATTGATCCTGCTAAACGTACAGTACAGTTTAGAGCAGGAACAAAGATACAACGTATACTAGAAGAATTAGTTTTAATAAGTAGCTACGGTCAAAGACTATTAAAAGCTGAACAAGACCAGAACGGAATGATCGATTGGTTTAAAATTGAATCTCAAATGTATCTTATTCATGACTCAAAAGCAGAAGCTAAAAATGGTAGAATGCCAAGAATATATGTCTACAATGTAGTCCCTTACAAAGCTCATATTAGTGCCTTTCAAAAACCAAATGCTCCACCGCCAGGCTACGACAAGTTAGTTAAGCAAGCCGCAAAAGCATACAACTACATGTACACAGGACAAAATAAAGATATCTTAGATTTTGAAATTAAATTAGACAACACATTTTTCTCAGCAATAAACAAATTGGGAAAGAAAGAAAATGACGACACTGCAAGTAAAGGAACTGATACACCGCCAAGTAAGGTAGATGAGTCAAGCGGAGCTGATGGCATCCCTGGTAATGATGGCGGAAGAAAATCACAACAAGAAGTAGCTCAGAACACTACTCCTTTGTCTGCAGGTGCAGTAGCTGAATCAGCTGAGATACAAGTAGCTAGAGCATTTAATGAAGCTATAGTTAATAGCGAAGCTGATTTAATTACTCTAAATATGAGAATATTAGGAGATCCTTACTATATTGCAGATAGTGGAATGGGAAACTTTAATTCGCATAGTACAGAGTATATTAATGTCAATGCTAACGGCAGTATAGATCATCAAAGTGGACAAGTAGATGTTATAATAAACTTTGAAACACCTATTGATATTGATCCTGAAAGAGGAGACTATAAAATGCAAGCAATGCCGCTCAGTAAAGTTAATAATTTTAGCGGATTGTATCAAGTTATTACTGTTGCTAATAGAATAGAAAATAATACGTTTACCCAAGAGCTTAGTATGGTTAAGCGTCCTAACTTTGAGAAGAAAAATGTAGCTGAAAAAACTAAAGAAAAAGCCTTTGAATATTCTGAAGTACAACAAAAACAACTAGATACAATAATTGCAGTAAAAGGTAAAGAGTCAGAAGAATATATTGTTCAAAAATTAATCATACAAGGTAAACTAGACAATATATCGATTGCTCAAAAGGGCATTAACTGGGGTAAAGTTAGTGATATACAAAAGAGTATCGCAAAGATATTATCCGCGGATCAAACAGCACGAGAAAAAGCAAATGCACAGAATAAAGCAAGTGATGACAGACTTATAGCCTTAGCAAAATCAAGATCAGCGGCAAACCCAACAGGCAATCCAGTAGCAGTGCCACCAGGACAGCAAACACGTGGGTCAGATAGTGCGTTTGCAAATGATGCACAAGCTACTGATCCTGTGGTAACAACTGGAACTGGGCAAGGTTATATAGATAAAAATGGCCTTTGGGTTCCTTATGGGATAGATTAATGGAACACGAATTACCGTCAGGCTCACAAAACAAAAGATCAGCAGGAGCTGGAGTCAAAAGAATGTCTCCTGGACCTTATTTGGCTAAAGTTGTTAGTCATCTAGATTCTAAACGACAAGGTGGTTTAAAAGTACAACTTCTATCTAATGTAGTATCTTCTAATGAAGATGAGCAAGAAGGACAACTTTTTAATGTAAGATATTGTATGCCATTTTATGGTGTTAATAATGTTGATAGTAACACTAAAAATACTGACTACTACCATACACAACAGAGTTACGGGTTTTGGGCAGTTCCACCTGATCCAGGCGTTAAAGTTTTAGTTATTTTTGCTGAAGGATTACCTAACCAAGGATTTTGGATTGGTTGTGTTCAAGACGACTACATGAATTGGATGGTTCCTGGAGGATATCCTTCAGACAAAGGAAGCAACATAATTCAAAAAGATGTTCCTAACGATTTTAAAAATTTACCTCTACCAGTAGGAGAATTCAACAAGCGTGTTACAGTAATTGATGGAAAGAATTTAAAAGCTGGTATGAATCCAGATAAATTTGCTAGACCTCACAATCCTATGATGACAGCAGTTCTTGGACAACAAGGTTTAGAGCAAGATATAATTAGAGGATTAACATCTACAACTTCAAGAAGAGATGTTCCAAATACTGTTTACGGGTGGAATACTCCTGGGCCTTTAGATAAGCGTACTGGTAAACCTAAAGGAAGATATGGAGAAGCACAAAATAAAGTTAATTATTTTAGAAGTAGACTTGGCGGATCTGCATTTACGATGGATGACGGCGATCCTACTTTATTAAGAGAAGGACCGGCTACACAAGTAGGTGCAAAATATTATGACATTGAAACTACACCCGGTGATGTTGTTAAAGCTGATGTAACATTACCTTTTAACGAACATATTAAATTAAAAACTAGAACAGGACATCAAATATTATTACACAATACAGAAGATTTAATTTATATTGGTAATGCAAAAGGTAGTGCTTGGATCGAACTTACAGGTAATGGTAAGATTGATATCTATTCACAAGATAGTATTAATATTAGAACAGAAACAGATTTAAACATTACTGCTGATAGAGATATTAATATGCAGTCAGGTAGAGATACAAACTTTACAACTGGTCGTGATTTCAAACACAGAGTAAATCAAGACAGTGACGTAAGCGTTGCAAAAGATTCTAAAGAATTTGTCGGAGCAGACAGAGATGTTTGGGTTGGTGCGTTAAACACAAGAGCCGTAGGTGAAGATGAAGATGTGCAAATTAAAGGAACACAGCGTACAACAATTAACGGTGATTACAATTTACAAGTCAGCCAAGATGGACACATTGCTATAAATGCAAACTTCCACAGTAAAGTAGTTGGCGATTATAGGCAGACTGTAAATGGTGCGTTTAATCTAAACACACTTGGTGATAACAAATTAACCAGCTATGGAAGTACACAAATTAGAAGTTTTCTAAACAATAAATTTGATGCTAATACAGGAAATACAGAAATTAAATCAGGAGTTAATCATCTTGAAACAGCAGGTAACCATATACACATGAATAGTACAATACCAGCAACATCAGCAGATACAGCAGATTCAATTGGTGATACATTTACTTTGCCAGTAACTAATTTATCAATGGATAACAACGATCAAGTACTTGATAAAGATAATCAAGTTATTAATGATGCTGATGGAAACCCATTAAGAGTTACAGCAGATGCAAATAGAGCAGATGAAGCAAAAGTTGCATTACGTCCAAGACGTATTCCAAGACACGAACCTTGGGACGCACACGAAAATTATAATCCTAAAGGACATACACCTGGAGTTACTGTAAGTATTGAATCACCATCTCCTGAAGTAAGAGTTCAATCTCCGTTAATTGATAAAGATGCAGATCAACCTGACTACACAGAAACATCAGGTATCTACAATGCACAAGATCCTTTTATTGAAAAAGACGGCAAGAGAGTTAGAGAAGAAATAGAAGTAGTGCCAAGTAGAGATACAGACGGTACTACAGGAATACAACCTGCAGATCCTGTTCCTGTAATTGAACAGCAAAGATATTTCTTAGGAGCATTAATTAAGAAATTAGGTCTTAGTGCTACAACTTGGCAATCACAAAATGCAACAGCACTTGCAATGGCAATGGCACAGGTACAAAAAGAATGTGCATTTGAACCTAAGTGCGAAAATATGAGATATAGTGCAGACAGATTAATCGCTGTATGGCCAAATAGATTTAATTCAACACAAGGTAGAATAAAAGCTCGACAACTAGCAGATGCTGGTCCGTCTGCGATTGCAAATTCTGTATATGGGAATAGAATGGGTAACGGCGCGGCATCAACCGGCGACGGATATAGATATAGAGGTCGAGGCCTTATACAAATTACAGGAAAAAACAACTATAAGAAATACGGTGGCCTTGCAGGAGTTGATATTATTAAGAATCCAGACCTAGCAAACGATCCAAAAAAATCAACAGATATAGCATGTGCATATCTTGCTAGTAAAAGTATTACTTGGACAAGCACTGACTTTAATTCGTTAGGGTCAGAATTCCAAAAAGCAGTTGGATATGCCGGTGGACAATCAAACACTAATAGCAGAATTAAATTAGGTAAAGGATTTTACCAACGTATTATTAATAATGAATTAACACCAATTTATTCATTGTCAACAACAACTCCAATTGATGTTGGCGAAGGAACAGCAACAGTAAAAACAAAAGATGGACCATTTTAATGCATAAATTTGTAATAATGAAAAACAATGAACTTTTTACATACACAAATTTTGAGGATATTCCTTCAGACTTTGATCACATGATTGAATTTTTGCCTGAAATACCACCAGAGCCTCATACAGAAGAACAACACCAAGAAATACAACAATGGAATGGAAAATTACAACAACTAATGGAGATTGAACGTGCCCGCAGTTTGTAGAGGTAATAGTGTAGATTCTGATGTAGCACACTGTTCTACGCCACTAAGAGATCAATGTAGTGGTGACGTTTTTGTAGACGGAACAGGAGTATCACGGCAAGGTGATAATAATACATCACATTTACTTCCACCAATACCGTGTCCAAGTCATGCCGCACCAATTGCAGTAGGTTCAACTACTGTGTTTATAAATGGCAAAGGTTGTGGACGTATTGGTGATGCTATTGAAGGGTGTACGAGTGTAGCAACAGGCTTTAACAGGGTTTTCGCCGGCGGATAAAATAAGGTAAATATTAGTATGGCAACAGATTTATATAAACAGATTAAAATTACACCTAGGAAAGAGAAGAAAAATCCTATTAGGTCAAAAACATATAGAGGATTTAGCACAGTTAACGCTGAAAATAGCTCATTCCAGCAGTTTGATATTTCTTTGATTAAACAGAATTTGCTTAATCATCTTAATATTAGACAAGGAGAAAAGTTATCCGATCCTACATTTGGTTGTATTATCTGGGAAGCACTATACGAACCATTAACAACCCAATTAAAAGAAGCAATCACTGCTAACGTTACAAATATTGTTAATTATGACCCAAGAACACGAGCAACAGGCGTACAAGTTTCAGAGTACGAAAGCGGACTACAGATTGAATGTACACTAATGTATCTAGACTATAATATTAGTGAACAATTAAGATTACAGTTTGATAAAAGTGTTGGGCTATTGTGACACAATTAACTACTAGTATTATTGTTTATAATAAATACTGTAGCGTTAAAAGAAGGATAACCAATGTCATCAACCGACAGACAAAATAGACTGCTACTAGCAGAAGACTGGCAAAAAGTATACCAGAGCTACCGTAATGCGGAGTTCCGTAGCTACGATTTTGATACTCTTAGAAGGACAATGATCGCCTATCTAAGAAATAATTACCCAGAAGATTTTAACGATTATATTGATACATCAGAATATATTGCTCTAATTGATATGATTGCGTTCTTAGGACAAAATATCAGTTATAGAGTCGATTTAAACGCAAGAGAAAACTTTTTAGAATTAGCAGAACGTAGAGAATCAGTTCTTCGTTTAGCTCGCATGCTGTCATATAATCCTAGACGTAATCAAGCGGCAAATGGGCTTATTAAATTTGAAACAGTAAGTACTACAGAATCATTAGTTGATAGTAATGGTAGTAATTTATCAGGACAAACAGTTATCTGGAATGATCCTAGTAATGCTAATTGGGCAGAACAGTTTAGACGTGTCCTTAATGCGGCATTACCACAAAACGGAACAATAGGCAGGCCGTCCAAAACAGTACCAATTAATGGTGTTTTAACACAACAGTATAGATTTAATAGTGAAGGGTCAGATGTTCCTATTTTTTCTTTTACTAAACCAGTTAACGGACAGCCAACACAGTTTGAAATGGTGTCAACTGGTATTGATGAAGAACGTAAAGTAATCCAAGAAGAAAATCCGGTACCTGGAACAAGTTTAGCATTTTTATATAGAGAAGATGGTAGAGGTTCAGGAAGTGCAAACACTGGATACTTCTTACACTTTAGACAAGGAAGTCTAAAGTCTAATGTATTCAATGTTGGAAGCCCTAGTGCAAATCAAAAAATTGCAATTGAAGCACAAAATATTAATGATACAGATGTATGGCTATATTCATTAGACGATTTAGGAATACCAGATAGAATTTGGTCTAAGGTTGATTCTTTAGAAGGTAATAATGCAATTTACAATAGTTTGAATAAGCGTGTAAGAGATTTTTATGCTGTACAAACTAGAGCAGATGACGAAGTTAGTTTAGTATTTGCAGATGGAATCTTCGGCAATCTACCATCAGGACAATTTAGAGTGTATTATAGAACTAGTGCTAATAGATTAATATCTATTGCACCAACAGAGTTAACTAATATTACATTTACGTTAAATTATTTAAGTCAAGCAGGTACAACCGAGACACTAACTATTGGCGTTGAACTTAAAACACCAGTAACTAATGCTACAACTAGCGAATCATCTGCAAGTATTAGACAGAATGCTCCGCAGACTTATTACACACAAAACAGAATGATTACTGGAGAGGATTATAACATTGTTCCTTTAACTAGTAACCAAGAAATTATAAAAGTCAAATCAACAAATAGAACTACAAGTGGCATTAGTAGATATTTTGATCTCAAAGATGCTACTGGAAAATATTCAAGCACTAATTTATTTGGCTCAGATGGTGTACTATATAGAGAACCATACGAAAGCAAGACTTCATTTACTTTTAATACACAAACAGATATTGAAGGCACTATTGAAAATACCATATTACCTATTATTAAAAGTAGAGCAATTAGTAATTTTTATTTTAGCAACTATGCTAAAATTATTGTTAGTGATCTAAACGCTAGATGGAAACAGTCAACAAAAACTACAAACAGTTCAACAGGTTTGCTTCAAAATATTAGTGATGTTGCATATCAAGTAGGTACATTTACCGGAGGTTCTTTAAAATATGTAGAAGCAGGCGCTTTGCTTAAATTTAAATCACCTGCAGGATTTTATTTTATTGGAAATGGCGAACTTACAAGCGATGCATCAGCTAAAGGTGCTAGTGATTATAAATGGGTAAAAGTTATTAGCGTTAATGGTGCAGGCACAAGCGTAGATAGTGTTACAGGCACTGGACCTATTGTGTTTAATGAAATACTTCCTGCTAACAGTGTTCTTGAAGAAGTTAAACCTAAGATAGTAAAAGATATTACTCCTGATATTAGATCACAAATCATCGATCAAGTTTTTGCATATAAAACATTTGCACTACGTTATGATCAAGTTAATCGTAACTGGAGAGTAATTATTAACGAAAACTTGAATACAGTAGATGTGTTTAGTAACGGTAAAACAGGTGACGTAACTCAAAACCAACTAGATTCAAGTTGGATTATACTTTTTGAAACTAATGGAGAAAAGTATACTGTTACAAATAGAGGATTAAGATATGTATTTGAAAGTGATACAGAATTAAGTTTTTACTTTGACGGACAAAATAAAATTTACGATTCTCAAACAGGGCAACTAGTTAAAGATAAAATTGCTATTATGAATTTTAATACTAAGCCTGATTCATTGAATGCTTTTAATAATGATATTAATTGGGAAATTGTTAACGAGTTTAGAAATACAGACGGATATATTAATAGTAAAAAAGTTGAAGTAAGTTTCTTTGATCTTAATGACGACGGAAGTGTAGACGATCCAGATATCTTTGACAATGTTGTAGATCCCTTAACTAACTCATCTAAAAAATATATATTCTTAAAGAAAGAATCTACTGATGAAGGGTTTAGCAAATACAACTATTATAACCAAGGTAGTACAATCAACATTGTTTCTACAGAAACAGAAATTGGAGCATACAGCCAGTATACTGCCGGGCAAGTATTTTATATCATTGATACAGATAACTTTAAAGTTTTAAACAACAATATACTTTCAGTAACAGCAGACTATAAAGCACACGTTGGAAGATCAGATTTAAGATTTCAATATGTACATAGTGCAGATGAAGGGAATAGAATTGATCCTAGTGCAAGTAATATTATTGACATTTATATGTTGACTAAAACTTACGATACAAACTTTAGAAAATATCTTGCAGGAAGCATATCTAATATGCCATTACCTCCAAGCTCAGATGAATTATTTCAAAACTATGGTTCGGCTATAGCATTATACAAATCAATAAGTGATGAAGTAATATATCATCCAGTTACTTATAAACCGTTGTTCGGTGTACATGCACAAGAAAATTTACAAGCAACTATCAAAGTTGTAAAAAATACCGGAGAAGTAGTTAATAATAACGAGGTGAAGGTAAGTGTTATTAGTGCTATTAACAGATTCTTTGCATTACAGAATTGGGACTTTGGTGACACATTCCACTTTACTGAACTAGCAACTTATGTAATGAATGAAGTAGCACCAGATGTTGTTAATATACTTCTTGTACCTAAACAAGCTACACAGGGCTTTGGTAGCTTATATGAAGTAAAAGCAGAAAGCAACGAAATTTTTGTCAACGATGCAACAGTTGACGATGTTGAAATTATTAACTCTGTAACAGCATCAAGAATACAAGCATCTGGCAAAATTATCACATCAACAGGCACAACTAATGCTGGCATTAGAAGTCAACCATTAACAACAGTAAGTGCATCAAATACAACTACTACTAGCACAACTAGTACGTCAAGTTCAAGTAGCTCAAGTAGCTCAAGTAGCTCAAGCGGCTCAAGCGGCTCAGGCGGTTCAGGATCAAGCGGAGGCTACGGATACTAATGGCGCAAGATGAAAGTCCAATTCCAGTAGAAGGTGACACTTCAAAAAGAAAAACAGCAAATTTACTTCCAAAGTATTTTAGAACAACAGCAAATAAAAAGTTTCTAAGTAGTACAATTGACCAGTTAATGCAACCTGGTGTTATTGAAAAGGTTGATGGATTTGTTGGACGTAAAGATTCAAAAGCATTTAAGGCCTCTGATAATTATTTGTCAGATGTATCATCAGATAGAGAGAACTATCAGTTAGAACCTGTTGCTACAATTACAGATAATTTAGGTAACACAACTTTTTATAGAGATTATAGAGATTATGTAAACAGTGCAAAAATTAGAAATGCAAACAACATAGATCATAGCCTATATAACTCACAAGAATATTATGCGTGGCAACCACACATTGATTGGGACAAGTTCGTAAACTTTAGAGAATACTATTGGCTACCATCAGGACCAGATGAAATTCCAGTCTTTGGAACTGCAAAAGAAGTTAAAAGTACGTTCAATGTAAAGCGCCAAGACAATGTAGATAATAATTCGTATATATTTGGCCAAGAGAATAAAGTAAGTAATCCTACATTAACACTCTACAGAGGACAAGAATATACATTTGATATTGATTGTATAGACATGCCTTTTAGTATTAGAACTAGCAACAGTATAGATGACGATTCAAACTTATATAATGTAGGTGTAAGTCAACAAAAAGTTGAACAAGGTTCTATTACTTGGAAAATTGATTTAGAATCTCCTGATACTTTATATTATACAAACGGAAATGATATAGAAGCATCTGGACTTTTTATTATAAAAGATATTAGAGACAATACACAGTTAGATGTCGGCAATGAGATACTTGGCAAGAAAAGTTATACTATGCAAGATGGTTATAAATTAACCAATGGTATGAAAGTAAAGTTTTACGGAACAATTACACCAGCCAAATACGGTGAAGGTAATTGGTATGTTGAAGGTGTTGGAGAATCAATTAGTTTAATATCAGAAAGTGATTTGGTTATTACTGCTGATTATTTGACAGATGTTTCTACCGAATTTGATGCACAAGGTTTTAGTTCATTACCGTTTGACGATGCTACTTCTTATGCTATTCTAAAAGACTACATTGTTATTAACAGAGCATCCAACGACGGAAATCAATGGTCACGTTACAATAAATGGACACATAAAAGTGTAATTGAAAATATTGCAAAAATTAATAATGTTCCTGTAGTTTTAGATCAGAACTATAGGGCTACAAGACCAATTATTGAATTTGAAGCAGGGTTAAAACTTTATAATTTTGGAACTAATTCTAAAACTTCAGTCGACTTAGTTGATACAGTTACTAAAGATGTGTTTTCAGATATTGAAGGACAAGTTGGTTATTTTGTTGACGGAGTAGAATTAGTAAAAGGTATGCGTGTGTTGTTCACAGCAGATCCTGATAGCTTTGTTGCAGGTAAAATTTACGAAGTTAATTTTATTAGTCAAAACGGAACATTACAACTTGCATTAAAAGAAACTACTGATACAACACCATTAGAAAATGAAACAGTATTGGTTAAATCAGGTACAAATTATAAAGGTAAAATCTTTTATTACAATGGTACTACTTGGAAACAAACACAAGACAAGATTAAAGTCAATCAGCAACCTTTATTTGATTTATATAACGATGCAGGTACACAGCTATCTACATTAGAGTCTAGTACATTTTCAGGAAACAAAATTTTTAGTTATAAAGTTGGCACAGGTACTAATGATACAGAACTAGGATTTCCATTAAGCTATAGAACTATTGAAAACAGTGGCGATATTGTTTTTGATTTTAATCTATTGTCAGACACTTATCAATATGATGAACTAACCGATGTTTTTACTGTTAGCACAGACACTGCGTTATTAAGAAGGTATACTGATAGAACAACATTTACAAATGTTTCAGGTTGGACAAAAGCACCAACAAAGTCTACACAGCCTGTTGTTAAACAAGAAACAGTTGGCGCTAGAACAAACAATTTTATTATTGATGTTTATGTAAATAGTGGCGATTTAAATGACTTAGAGATTAAGGTTTACGTAAACAGTGTTCGTAAGCGTGAGACTGTTGATTATACAATTAATAGAATTAATAATTATGCATACGTTACATTTAATAAAGAGTTAACTAAAAACGACAAATTAGTTTTAAAAACAAAGTCAAGTTCTAAAAAGAGAGATAATGTTGGATTTTATGAATTTCCTATTAACTTTGAAAAGAATCCACAAAACGAAAATGTTACAACATTTACACTAGGTGAAGTATTAGATCATGTTGATAGCATTGTTGATAATGTACAAGGCTTCGAAGGCATCTTCCCTGGTGTTAGTAATTTACGCGACTTAGGAAATGCATCAAAATATGGTTTGAAATTTGTACAACATAGTGGTCCGATAAACCTTGCATTGTATAACTTAACAGATAAAGATTTTAATAGCATTGAAGCTATGAAATATTCTGGATTTGCTTATATTAAATTCAAAAGAGAATTTTTAAGAACAGCAGATGAGCTTGGGTTTGAAGGATATGACAAAGTACATGTAGATAGGATTTTATCAAAACTGCATGCAAACAATACAAATACAGATGCATTTTATTTTAGTGATATGATTCCACATGGTGGAGACACTAAAGTTAGACATATGATTGAAGACGAGTCGCAAACTATTTTTAGTTTGACACGTGGTATTGATTATACTGTTTTATCTGAAACAGCAATATTAGCATACCTAAATGAAAAACAACTATTAATTAATAAAGACTACACAGTTAGTACAGATGGGTTTTTAACATTGTTAAACCCACCAACAGGTGGCGACACATTAGATATTTACGAGTATGTTACTACAGACGGATGTTGGGTACCACCAACACCTACAAAGTTAGGACTATATCCAAAATTTACACCTGAGATTTTTCTAGACGATACCTATATTAACATATCAACAGACATAACAGGTCCGTGGAAAGTATACGGTAGAGATGAAACAACAACAGCATCTTACAAAGGTAATGTTGGATGGTTTTATCCGTTGTATACAGATGAACTATCAGCACAGCAAGCAGATACAGTAAATGGCGGTAGTGGTGTTGCACATACACATGTATTTGCAGGTAGTAATCAAGTATTTTATATGCCAAGTAGCAAAATGAATCATGCTACTATTGATAGCCAATTACACGAAGAATATCCAAATGCTCGAGCAATGATACAGGGACATGATGGTAGTTTGTGGAGATGCTTTGGTGACTTTAGAGACAACCTATTATTAGATATTGAAAAAAGAATTTACAACAATCTTAAATTACCATACGATGAAAACGTTTTAAACATTGCTGATTACATTCCTAGCAAAAATAGAGTTACAGGATTTACAAGAAAGCAAATTTCAAAAACAATGATTTCAGAATTTAACAGTTGGTTAGAAACTGTTGGAACACCTGATTACGTAACTAATAATGTTTATAAAGCTGGAGACGGATTTACATATAATTACTCGTCAGCAGGAGATCCTAATAACCAAACGCTAACAGGATTTTGGAGATCAATATACAAAGACTTTTATAATACAGATAGACCTCACAGTCATCCTTGGGAGATACTTGGCTTTAAAGAAAAACCAACTTGGTTTGATGACGAGTATGGTCAATCGCCGTATACACGCAACAACCTACTGCTTTGGGAAGACCTAAGTAAAGGTATTGTTAGAGGTGCTGAAGGATCAAAAGTAACATACAGAAATAAATTTAAAAACGAAGATATTTATAATTATATTCCAGTTGATGATGAGGGTAATTTGATACCCCCAAACCAAACTGGTTACGCTGTAGGAAATGTTCCTACTACAAACGCTAACGAATTTGCATTCGGCGATGAAGGCCCTGTAGAAACAGCTTGGCGCAGAAGTTCACACTATCCATTTAGTTTAATGATATCGTGGGCATTAAATCAACCAGCACAATTTTTTGGATTAGCATTTGATAGAAGTAGAATTTTACGTAACGGCGCAGATCAATTAGTTTACAAGGATACAAGTAAACGTATTGAATTAGATCAATTAATATTTCCAAATAGTGCTACAGATGACAACAGAGTATTCACTGCTGGAATAGTTAATTATATGCAAGGATATCTTTCAGACAACGATACTCTTAGATTTTCTGAATACAAGACAAACTTAAAATCTATTGAAAATAAATTAGGATGCAAAATTGGAGGCTTTACACAAAAGTCTAAGTTTAGATTAATTTTAGATGCAAGAACACCAACTAACGAAGGTAATGTTTTTGTTCCAGAAGAAAATTATAAAATACAATTAACTAAAAGTGTTCCTACACAAGTATATTCTTATAGTGGAATGATTATTGAAATTACTCCATCTGGATATATTGTAAAAGGTTATGATAAAGACAATCCTGTATTTAAATACTATCCTGTTAGAAGAAAAAATAGCGACCAAGTAATTAATGTAGGCGGAATAAGTGAAAACTTCTTAACTTGGACTGAAGGCAAAACTTACGAAGCAGGACAGATTGTTGAACTATCCGATAATTATTATAGAGTAAAAATATCACACACATCAGGTGATGGGTTTAATCAAGATAATTTTCAGAAACTAGCAGAGCTTCCTGAAGAAGGAGGAGCATCAGCATATATTTCTACTAACTTTAGTGCTGTACTTGAAGAACTGCCATACGGCACATTATTTAGAGACAAACAAGACGTAGTTGACCTTATGATGGGATATCAGAAGTATCTTACTTCAGTAGGTTTTAATTTTGAAACTTTTAATAAAGATATCGAAGAAATTGAAAACTGGAGACTAAGTGCAAAAGAATTTTTATTCTGGACTACACAGAATTGGGAATCTGGCACAATTTTAACAGTTAGTCCAAGTGCAAGAGAAATTACATTTTCTCAAGAATATTCAGTTATTGACGACATATATGATAACTTTTATGATTATAGTTTGCTTAAAGCTGACGGGAAGCGTTTGCTTGCAGATTTTGCAACAACAGAAAGAGATAATACAAATGACTTTGGTATATTTGTTAAGAATACCGAAGACGGAATATTTCATCTCAAGTTACCGTTAATACAACACGAACATGCAATTATTATTGATAATAAAACTGTATTTGGTGATGTAATTTATAATAGAGCTCAAGGTTATAGACAAGAAAGAATTAAAGTAAAAGGATATCGTTCAGACGAATGGAATGGCTCTTATAATATTCCAGGATTTATTTTTGATGATGCAAACCCAACAGAATGGCTTGCCTGGCAAGATTACTCAATTGGAGCATTAGTAAAGTACAAACAATACTTTTATGTTGCAAAAAATAAAGTTACAGGATCTGATATTTTCCAAGATGGTAATTTTTTAAGACTTAACGAAAAACCTGAACAGCAGTTATTACCTAACTTTGATTATAAAGCAAAACAATTTGCAGACTTTTATGATCTAGATTCAGATAACTTTGATATAGAGCAACAGAAGTTAGCTCAACATGCAACAGGATATCAAAAACGTAAATATCTTGAAAACATTATTAATGATGAAGTTAGTCAATACAAATTTTTTCAAGGTGCTATACAAGATAAAGGAACAAAAAATGTTCTTACTAAATTATTTGATAAATTAGGAAGTGCTAATAAAGATAGTTTAGAGTTTTTTGAAGAATGGGCAGTACGTGTTGGACGTTATGGTGCAACTGAAGGTGATGACCAATTTGATATTGTCTTAGATGAAACAAAATATAGACAAGAACCACAACAAGTTGAATTAGTAAACGAAATTGATCCGCAGGACACTAGTTTAATTTATAGACTAGCAAGAAATGATGTCTACGTTAAGAGTAAAGACTATAATCATAAACCGTTTCCAACAAAATACTTTAACGAAGAAACGAGTTATACAAAAACAGCAGGTTTTGTAAATCCATCAGATGTTAGTTTGTCTTTATTAACTTACGATGATCTTTTACAACAAACAAATATTGCAACAAACAGTTATATTTGGACAGCTTTAGATAAAAGTACACAGACTTGGGGAGTTTATAAATTAGAATCAACTGATTTTAGAATCTCAAATGTAACAGCAAGTGATCAAAATAAATTTACAATAACAGTAGATAGATCACCAAATTATGCAAAAGGTGATATCATTGGAATTAATGATGTTTCAGATGCAACTGACGGATATTATAAAGTAGACAGTGTTTCTTTAAATATTATTACATTAGAAAGTATTGATGGCGAAGATGTAGAAGCAACAGAGGACGATGCTGTAGTAAACGGATATGTTACAGAATTTAAAACTGCTAGATTGCCAACGCTATCTAAAGCAAATGATAGTTTAGGAATTTCAAATTTAAACAATAGACTTTGGGTAGACGATGACGATACAGGTAAATGGTTAGTATTAGAAAACAAAGAAGTATTTGAGCTTAAACCTAATATTATTAATACTTCTGCTGGGTTACTTGACTCTACAGAAAAAGATTTCGGTAGTGCGTTTAGTGTATCAAGTAATAATAACCGTATTGCAATTACTGCGCCTAAAGACTTGAATGGTAGCGTTTATGTTTTCCAAAGACCTAGTGATAATACAGACTTCGGATTCTTACAACAAATAGACGAACAATTATTCTTGTTTGATTCAAATGGAGGGTTTGGACAAAGTGTTGCAATGAGTCCAGATGGAAAATATCTTGCAATTGGTTCTCCACATGCTTCAAATGTAAAAAGTAAATTAAGAGGTGACTTTAATCCTAGAGAAGCATATGCTGTTGGAGATATTGTTTTATACTCTGAACAGTTATGGAAAGCTGATAGATCTATTGATGCAGATGCATTACAAGTTTATAGTAATCATTCATCTAATGCACAATCTAAAGAAAATGATTATGATTCAAACACTCAAACATATCCAGATATTGAGTATATAGTTAGAGGTGATTATACGTTAGGTACAGACGAGTCAACTGATCATATTTTAGTTAGAGCTGAGAAAGAACAATTTGAAGGAACTAAGTCGGGTGATATACTAACTCTTAAATGGAACAAGTATACAACAACATCTTCAGCTGGAGTGCTACCGTTTAATGGTGATGCTACGTTAACTGAATCTTTTATTAACGGTAGTCATACTATTATTGATAGAGTTCAACATATTATTCATATTCAAAGTGCATTAAGTGTACCTGATGCCGGAACTGAAATTACAACAGATACCTGTAGAGCAACAATACAATACAGAAAAGTTAACAACGAAAATGAAATGACAGTTTACATTAAAGATGTAAACGGAGCATTCCAAGGATCAGGTAAAATTTATGCCGGCGGCATTCTAATTGGTGACTATGTAGAATCATTACAAATTACTGACGACTATCATACAGGTTGGTGGCATATAGGAGTAGGAAGTTCGTTTTTATCAAGTAATTTAGTAGAAACTAAAGCAAATCTTGTAATACAAAACATTACAGTTGAAGGCGACACAGTTAATAATCCGTATTTTAGTAATATTTTAGATACTAAACAATTACAAAACATTTTAAATCCAACTAAAGTTTCAGAGTTTGGTATACTTTCTCATACACAAGGACAGAGTAATATTGAAGTCTTAGATAGTAAGTGGTGGATTAGAACACCATTAGCTCATGGAAGCAGTATTACAGTAGGCGATAAAACAAGACTTTGGCTAAACACCATACGTGTAAACGGATTAGTACAAGATCCTTCAGCTATAGGATTGACTTCAACTTATATTAATAATACTGAACATACAGTTGCAGATATATGGAATGGTTACGTAGAAGTTAGATTAACTAACTTTGATTTGAACGGTGATCCTTTTATTCCGAATGTTGGAGACACATTAACAGATACTGCAACAGGTTCAACAGGCGAAATTGCATTTATCGAAAGATCGTTTAGTACAGCAAAAATTTATATAAAAAATAGAAATGGTACTTGGGCTGTAGGATCAGATTTTGGTGTTAATTCAAATGCAACATTTATTGAAGTAGATCCAACTCTTGGACCTGCTACAAGAACTATTGGACCTATTAATTCTGCACATATGGAAAATACTATTTCAGGACCTATTATAGTTATTGACAGTGCAGTTAATATTCCGGTTGTTGTTAGCGGCGCAAACTATTTACGAGATTTAGAATATTGGATCTATTCAGATAACACGATTCAAGGTATTACAGATGTTGCTAATCCTCCATCTAGCATTAACTTAGATTGGAAACGGCAATATAATATTCCAGTTGTTTCTGAAGGATACGGTACAGGACTTGAAGAGCAAGGTACATTTGCAATTTACGAAATGAAAGGTGTAACATACCAATTAATTAATTATTATACTGTTCCTAATAGTGCAAATAATCGAAAGCTAGGAACAAAATTAAAATTTGTACAACCAGATTCTAGTAGTTACAAACTTTATATTCATGCAGAAGGTGATGGAACTGAAGCTAACCAAGGTAGAATATATTTTGTAAACAAGAATAGCATTGACGACTGGGCATTATCTGTACAGAAAAATTATAGAGGAGACTTTAGAGTTTCTGCAACTTATTTTGAAAACGAATATGTAAAATTTGGTGAAACAATTTATAAAGCAAACACTAATATAGTTCCTGGTGTATTTGATGTTAGTCAGTGGACTGTACAAACTAGTGGATTAGATTTATTAGGTTATGTTCCTAATGATACAAACTTTTCATTAGTTGAAAGCACACTAGAGCAAATAAACTTAGAAGCATTTGGATCTGATTTTGATGTAAGTCAGAAAGGCGAAGTGTTAATTTCTAATTCTATGTATACAAGTGTTTATGAAATCGAATCAGGCGATGTAGTATTAGGATTAGACAGTAGTATCGCAAATAGAAAAGTTGTAGTTTACAGACAAAATGGAACAAACTATGAATATTCACAAATACTAGAACCATTTAATGAAACCGAAGATTTTGGTTTAAGTATTGCAGTATCTAATGATGGCAGAAAAATTGCTGTAGGTGCTCCACACAACAGCGATGTATCAAACAATGGCGGCGCAGTTTACATTTATATACAAAGCGGGGATACGTTTGTTTACAATCAAACATTACGCCCAATAGACAAATCAGTAAACATACAATTTGGTACTAAACTTGACTTTGATGGTGATACACTTGCAGTTGCATCTCGTGGTGGCAGTATGGTTGAAAGTGTTACTTTTGATATACATAGAGACAGAAAAAATTCAGATCTAACTACTGTAGATAGATACATTTTAGATAATAAATCACAGATTAATCCATTTGCAACTTCCTTTGATAACAATTCAACAATATTCCAAACAATTGATCAAGGAAGCGGTGTTGTAAGTTTATATGAAACTGTTAATAATACATTATTATACAGTCAAAACTTTGCATATGATTTAGATACACAAGACTTTGGTAATAGAATGGCTGTAAACAGTAATCACGTTTATATTGGATTACCTAAACAGCAAGTACCAAATAGTAGTATACTTGATAAAGGTTTGGTTGCAGAATACCGTAAACCGGCTAATACAACATCTTGGTCAATTACTAGAAAACCTATAATACCAGTAGACACTAGTAAGTTTAAGGGTGTATACTTGTATAACAAGAAAACAAACGGCTTACTTACATATCTTGACTACATTGATCCTATCCAAGGAAAGATTGCAGGACCGGCAGAACAAGAAATATCTTTTAAAACAAGTTATGATCCAGCAAAGTATTCAACGTCAACAGATGCTACTATTACAGCAGATACATTAGATTATACAAGCAATGAATGGATTGGTAAGTTATGGTGGGATATAGATAGTGCTAAATTTATTAATTATCATCAAGGTGATATATCAGAGTCAACAGCAAACTTTAATACGTTGTTTGCAGGAACTAACGCAAAAGTTCATGAATGGGTTGAATCAACATTACTACCAAGCGAATGGGACGCTCAATCATCTACAGCTGACGGCGTAGAGAACGGCATATCAGGTACATCACTATATGGAGATAGTGTATACAGTACTAGAAGAACATATGACGAATCATCACAAACATTCGAAACTTATTACTATTATTGGGTAACAAATAAAGCTACATTACCAAACGTAGAAAATAGAGTAACAACAGCATTTGACGTAGCTCGTTATATTGCAAATCCTACACAAATGGGTTATAGATTTGTTGCAATGCTAAGTGCTGATAGATTTGCATTATATAATTGTTCTCCGTTTATTACAGATCAAGACACAGCAATTAGTTTTAATTGGTGGACTATAGAAAATCAAGAACAACCTACACACATTCAGTATCAATTAATAAGCGACGGTTTAGAAACAAGTATACCTAATAATGAAATTGAGCAAAAATGGTTTGATAGTTTGGTAGGATTTGATAAAAATGACAGACCTGTTCCGGATATTAATTTGCCAATTAAGAGTCGATATGGTGCTTTAAATGACCCAAGGCAGAGTTGGTTTATTAATAGAGCAGAAGCACGTAAACAATTCATTGAAAGAGTTAATAACACACTTTCTAAAAATTTAATTGTTGACGAGTTTGATTTAACTAAACTAACAGGATTTGATCCAAGTCCAACATTAGCAACAGGGCTTTATGATACAACTAGTGACAGCAACGCTGAACTAAGATTTGTTAGTGTTGCTAGAGTCAAGCCAGCTAGTTTAACATTAGAAGTTGAAAACGGTGTTATTATTAATGTACTAATTAATGATCCTGGACAAGGTTATATCAACACTCCTACATATAAAATTACAGACACTGAAGGCTCTGGAGCAGAGTTAGAATTTGCACTTGACGCCAACGGTGCAATATCATCTGTTACTATTGTTAATGGTGGTAGAGATTATACAAGTAGTGTAAACATTACAGTTAGAAAATTTGCAGTACTTGTTAAAAGTGACGAAACTGTTAGTGGTAAGTGGAGTGTTTATGAATGGAATGGTACAGAGTACTTAAGAACACTCACACAAAGTTATGATATAAATCTTTACTGGCAGTATAGAGATTGGTATGCAACTGGTTACAATAAATTTACATTTGTTAATTATACTGTAGATTCAAGTTACCAAATTTATGCACTAGATGACCAAATTGGTGACATTGTTAAAATTAACAGTGTTGGTACAGGCGGTTGGTTGTTACTAAGAAAGATTTCTAACTTAGATACACAAGACTATACTTTAAGTTACGAAACTATAGGTAGACAAAGCGGAACAATAGAATTTAAGAATAGCTTATATGATACTAATTCAAGTAATACAGCATTTGACGGTGCAAGTTTTGATAAGATATTTTATGATACAGAACCAGATACTGAATTTAGAAAAATACTTGAAATTTTGAAATCTGATATCTTTATTGATAACCTTGCAGTTCATTGGAATGAATTATTCTTTGCAAGTATTCGTTATGTATTATCAGAACAACCTAATGTTGATTGGTTATTTAAAACTAGTTTTGTAAAAGCAAAACATAACATTGGTGAACTAGAACAAAAAGTAACTTTCCAAAATGATAATCTTCCAAGTTATCAAGATTACGTTGAAGAAATGAAACCTTACAAAACTAAGATTAGAGAATATCTAAGTTCTTATGAAAAGATTGATCCAGCAAGTAACGTAATTACTGATTTTGATCTTTCACCGTATTATGATGAACAAGAAGGAAAGATTATTCCGCAAAGTGTTCAGGTTATTAATGACCAAGTAGTACCTGGAGTTTCGGATATACAAAATTATCCTAGTAAACATTGGTTAGATAATTTAGGTTTTGAAGTTATATCATTTAGTATTGCTGATCCAGGTTCAGGATATGAAGTTCCGCCTAAGATTATTATTAGTGGCGGCGGCGGCACAGGTGCAACAGCAGAAGCATTTATTGGTACAGGCGGCAAAGTAACAAGTATTAAAGTTACAAATACAGGTAGTGGATACTTAACAAGACCAACTATACAAGTTGTTGGATCCTTTGGCGACACAGGATCTATTGCTAGACTAAGTCCAATTATAGGAAAAGGCAAAGCAAGATCTGCACACATTAGGTGTAAGTTTGATAGAGTTACAGGAACATATTTGTTCCAAACATTAAATGAAACACAAACATTTACATCAACTGTTGATCAACAGATCTTTAATTTAAAATGGCCTATGCAGTTAAAGTCAACACAAATTACAGTTACAGTTGATGGTTTAGAAGCATTGCGTAGCGAATACACGTTTAGTAATGTAACTGATACAGCTAAAGGGTTTACAAGAAGTTACGGACGTATTACATTTAGTAATGCACTTTCTGTTAATAAGACAATAGTTATAACGTATAATAAAGCACCAGAGTTGTTACAAGCACAAGATAGAATTAACCTTTATTACAATCCAACTACTGGCATGTACGGAAATGATCTTGCACAGTTAATAGAAGGTGTCGATTATGGTGGGGTTGAAGTAAGTAGTTTCGACTTTGGAACAGGTACTGGTTGGGATTCAGATGGTTGGTTTACAACAACCTATGATACATTTGATACTACATTTGAAGATGAAATTTTCCAAATTGGTGATGATAGTACAAGAGTATTAAATTTTGCTAGTCCATTAGTAGCAAACACAGTGTATAATGTATACAAAAACGGTGTTAGGTTAGACGATCCAAACTTTGGTACAGCAAATCCAGTTACAAACACAGCGGCAGTTATGCAAAGTGTTACAGGTGCAGGACAAACAGGAGTTGCATTGTATGACGATGCCGGAGATTTAGCAAGTAGTATAATTGTATTTGATGAAGACAATATTCCATTAGGTTCGGGAGATATACTTGTATTTAGAAAAACTACTTCCGACGGTTCTTTCCTACCAGATCCAAGATCATACGATACTGTACTAACAGGTGGCGATTTTGCATTTAGTACAGCAAGAGGTATTAACCCAGAAGAAATTATTGTGGATGGTGATGACTTTATAAGTCCAACAACATCAAAAGGTCCAGAGGAACAAGTTCCAGGACAAGTATTAGATGCAGTAAATATTAGAGTATTCCATAGACCTAAAGATGGAGGTAGTATATTATCAAGTAATTCTTATAGAACAACTGGTATCGATAGAACATTTGAGTTTGGTATTCAGCCACAGAACAAAGAAGGTTTGATTGTTAGACTTAATGACACAATATTAGCACAATCTTTGTATAAAGTAGATTACAGATTAAAAACAGTTACATTAAATACAACACCTACTGCAAATCAAGATGTTAATATTATTTGCATTAGTGGTAATGGTAAGAATGCAATTGAACAAAGTGAATTCAGAGGTGACGGAAGTACAACTGCTTATGTAACAAAAATACATTACACTAAAGATTTAGATTATTATGCTACAGTTAATGGCGAAG